GGAGTCGATTTCCATATTGGTTCGGGATTCACGGCACACGATCGCACACAAGCTTGGCCTGCTGGCACCATCGTCAAGTATAAGTTCTTTCCTGTAGGAATTAAGGACAAACCAAGGCACCCTATCTTCCTTGGCATCAGAGATAAAATGGATATGTAATATGAAATCACAAACAGATTGGGATGCGTTCTACATGCGACTGACCCGTCAGATCGCACTGCAGAGCTACGCCTCAGATAAGCTGGTAGGCGCCATTATCGTCAAAAACGGTAACATCATCTCCTACTCTTACAACGGTACACCTGAAGGTTGGTCGAATGATACTGAAAATGATGGAATTACTCTGCCCCACGTACTTCATGCTGAGGCGCAGGCAATTATAAAGCTGGCCAGGTCACATGAGAGTACCCTTGGTGCCACCATGTACTGCAACTTCTCACCGTGCATCCAATGCGCCAAACTGATCGGAGAATCAGGCATAAAACGACTGGTGTACGAGACAGAATACAAAGACAAGAGTGGTCTGGAACACCTCAGAATAAAGCGTGTAATCCTGAACAATGAAGACTGCACACCACGAAAGGCCCCTGAATGGCTAAACGAGTCAAACCTGTAAAGGTCACCCGACCGAAGAACATCAAAGTCCATGTCACCTGTGTAGCCCCAGCCGAGAAAGAAATCGAGGAGGTATTCTTTCAGATCTTGGATGACTACGTACGACGATTCTCACAGACTTTGACTGACAAGAAGTGGGTCATCAACATCTGTCTGGTGGAGTACCCTGAGGAGTCCAACTCAGCAGGGTTGACGGTCACCCACGAAGAGAGTGGCAGGATCATGATCCAGCTACGGGACCCAGCCCTCAGTGGTTGGGAGGGTAACCCATACACAATGGACCGCTTTGTTGGCATCTTGTGCCATGAAATTGTACATGCCTGTCAAGACATTACCGGCAGAATGGGCTTTAGAGTAACCGGGGCTATCATCGACAAAAAGAACGAGCAGGAGATGTACTTCTTTGACCCGGTGGAGGTTGAAGCACGGGCATTGGAGTCATTCTACACGACAAAGTTCTGTGGACCGCTGATCGAGGACAGCGACCCGTCTCCTAACTTTGATACTAAACAGAGAGAGCATTATGGGTAAAGTAAGGTATGGCTACGATATCGAAACAAACGGTCTACTTGATACGGTATCCGAGATATGGCTACTCACTATCGAGGACGCCGAAACTAACGACGTCTGGGAATACTCTGATTGGGACCAAAACTTACCAAACCTTTCAGAGGGGTTAGACAGGCTGCATACAGCTGACATCATTTTCGGACATAACGTCATCGGCTACGACAATGTTGTACTGAAAATGCTGGTGGGTTGGGGGCCAAAGCCCCACCAAACTGTAATTGATACCTGGCTTCTATCCCTTCTGAATAGATACAAGAGGCCGCATAAACACGGGCTTGCTGGATGGGGGGAGAAACTTGGCTCACCAAAGGGTGTCTGGACAGACTGGTCACATTATGACCCGCTAATGCGCCCATACTGCCGACAAGATGTACACCTGAACGTCCTTGTGTACCACACTCTGATCACAGAAGCCCGTAAGATCATAGCTCGCTACCCACTGTACTCAAAAGGTATCGATGTGGAAATGAAGTTCGCCATGATCGAGGCAGAGATACAGCACAAAGGTTGGGTATTCAACATGCCCAACGCCGTGGCCCTACTCTCAGACTTCGAGACACAGGCAGCCATCATCGAGCAGACCTTGGAACCCCAGATAGGCACCCGCTGCATCGCCATAGACGGCAAGACAGAAGTGAAGTCACCGGCATGGCGCAAGGATGGTCTGTACACAGTCAACACCGTCAAGCACTTTGGCTACACTCAGGAGAGTGGCAGGGAAGAACGCCCCATCGAGGGCGACTACTCACGCGTAGAAATCGTGCAGGGTAAACTGGGCACAGACTCAGTCGTCAAAGACTACCTGTTCTCCATCGGTTGGGTACCCGACGAGTTCAACGTGCAGCTCATCAACGGTAAATGGGTTAATACCACACCAAAGATTACAGAATCCTCGCTATCTTTGTTGGGTGCTGAGGGCGAGGCCATCCTGAAGTACAACATGCTGCGCTCGCGGGGTGGGATACTGAAGGGTTGGATTGAGGCTGCACAGAAAGATGGTCGTCTGCATGGCAGAATCTGGACTATCGGCACACCATCATTCCGCTGCCGCCATGAGGTAGTCGCCAACCTGCCCGGTGTCGAGACCGAGTACGGCAAGGAGCTACGCGCTTTGCTGACCTGCGAAGAGGGTACTTCGATTGTAGGTGCAGACTCGGCTGGCAACCAAATGAGAGGGTTGTGCCATGATATCGGGAATGACGCCTTTACTGATACTGTTATTAATGGCGATGTTCATCAGAGAAATGCTGACGTACTGGGTGTACCAAGGAAGACAGCCAAACCATTCCTGTACGCCTTCCTCTTCGGAGGTGGAGACGGTAAGATCGGACTAATCCTGACAGGGAAACGGTCTGCAAAGGTAGGTAAGGAAGCCAAGAGCAAGTTCAAGGATTCAATACCCGGTATGCAACAGTTAATTGAAAGTCTGGAGTCACAGTATGAAAATACATCTAACGCATTTGGCTCATCTAACGCGTTCATTCGCGGACTTGATGGTAGGATTATCTTCCTGGACTCTCCACACAAGGCACTCAATTACCGCCTACAGTGTACCGAGGCCATCACCTGCAAGGCAGCTGCAGTATACTTGAAAGAAAAATTAATTGCAGAGAAAATACAACATTACTTTTCCCTCCACTATCACGATGAAATGGTGGTGGTGTGCAAGGATCAGGACGCTGATCGCGTTAAAGAGCTCTCTGTTGAGGCATTCACAGAGGCACCAAAGTGGTTCGGAGTCAGCTGCATGAATGGTGCAGCACACATAGGAAAAACATATGCAGAAGTTCATTAAAGCGTTGATGGTTATACCGCTGATACCATTCATATTTGTGGGTTTCATAGGTGGAATGATGATAATTTCATTTAAAGGTGGCTACATACAAGCAGACACACTAACCGATTGGATGGCCAATGACTGAAGACCAAGAAGACGAACCGTTTGAGGTCTGTATCATAGATGCAGACTCCCTGATCTACCAGATAGCCTACACAACGGTCTCCCCTGCACTCGCTAAGAAGGCACTCGACAAGACCATCAACAGCATAGTCGAGACAGTCATTGCAGACTCAGTCCATGTGTTCATCAAGGGTAGGGACAACTTCCGGTTCAAGGCAGACCCACTCTACAAGGCCAACCGAGTTGCCACCATCGAGCCGGAGATCAAAGATCGGATTGACAAGTTGTATGTGTATGCAAGGGAGATCTGTGTTGAGGGGCACATGGGTGAGGCTGATGACTATTGCGCCATCGTCGCCAGTGAGTGTGCTGAGGAAGGCAGGTCATATATTGTTGCTCATATCGATAAAGATCTTGACTGCATTCCGGGGTACCACTACAATTTCAAGAAACAGACATTCTACGAAATGACAGACCACGATGCCTACCGATGGGTCATCAAGCAGCTCCTGACAGGGGACGCAACAGACAACATCAAGGGTCTGAAGGGTATCGGTACTAAGAGGGCAGACAACATGCTTGCCGATGTGCCAAACAGTATGCTGCTCGACTTGGCAACTGAAGCCTACGGTATCAGTGGTCGGGATGACTTCATCAAGACAGCAAACTGTATCATGATGCGGACCTCTCTGGAGGACCTCAGACCTTTTAATTATGCAGAAATATTGGAGCGACTGGAATGGAAGAAGAAACCGGACACTGGATTACCCTTACAGACAGACCCGATCTTGCCTTTGGATTCGTGTATGCAGTTTTCGGACCAACCGGAAGACAGTATATTGGCCGTAAGCAATTAGTCAGTGAACGCAAACACCTACCCTACGGATCCAAGCGACGGGTCATTGTTCGTAAAGAGTCTGATTGGAAGAGCTACAGATCCTCATGCTCCGACCTTCTCGCTGACGTCGAGTTGTACGGTGCTGAGAACTTCCAGTTTGTTATCTACGAGTGGGTCATGGGTCGGGGAATTCTTACGTACACCGAGTGCCAACACCAGTGGGCAGAAGAGGTGTTGTCCCGTGAAGAGACAGAGGGTGGGGAACGCCTCTGGTACAACGGACAGATAGGCGCAGTTAAATTTTTGAAACCAAGAGTATGAAGAAAAATAAACCAGTTGAAACCCCACTGCAAGAATACGTTGATCTCAAGATGGAGAACAAAGACAAAGTCGAGCGCAAGCAACACCAAGAGACTAAGATCAGAAGCAAACGACAACGGCTGAAGGATGCCGTGGAAGACAGGGATTGGCAATGAACCGCTGGATACACCAACCCTGCCCCAAGTGTGACAGCTCAGACGCATTCTCACACAGAGACGACGATAAACATGGCTACTGCTTTTCATGCGGTAAGTCATCCCCAATAGACCCAAACTACGTGGCAACAGCATCAACAAAAGAGAACTACAGCATGCACACAATCGAGGAGATCAGAGAGTATGACACACGAGGTTATCAAGAACGAGGTATTACTAAGCTCGTTGCCAATTACTACGGA